TGTACGAGCAGGACTGTAAAAAAAGTCCTTCCAATGCACATAGTCAACGCACGCATCCTCTTCCTTGATGCTCTCGACCATCTGCATGGGGGCAATCTCGTTGCCCATCTCATCAAAGACCGCAGGAACCTCCTCCTCTTCGATCTCGACCTCGTAACGCATCCAAATCTGGCCCAGACCAATCACCAGCCAGTCTTCAATGCCGTTACGAACAGCGGTATCCCAAGCGCTGATGTCCTCATCAAAGCCCTTGTTCAACATGCGCTGCAGCATGGTCCCCGCCACACGCGCCTGGTCATCCTCAAAGTCTTGGAAAGACCTGCTCACATCCGCTTTTGGGGGCCGCGCATACAGCATGGACAGCAGCACCTTCATCGTGCTCCAGAACAGGTTGACGCGGCTTTCGTCGCGCCCCCAGTCCTCACGCTTGTCCAAATACCGCTTCAGAATCCGCTCGGCATCGTCATGGAACTTCTTAAGCTCCTTGCCAGCAGCCTCAATCTCCGTGCCCCAACGCTGCGCCAAACCCTGCGGCGTGCTGCCAAACTGGTCATCACGCTCAATCTTGTTGACGTCTTCCATTACCCAATCCTTTGACTAGGACGCACGGCAGTGTCCCAAAGCTGATCCATCGTGAACGCGTAATGCGCTCCCTCTGGCGCGTTTGGAGCCATTTTAGCCACATGTTGTCGTTTTGCCACCAGTGGGCGCACGCTCAGGGCTAAATACCTGAACGCGTCACTGGCGTGGCTGTGTTGATCGTGCTTGGGCTTGTTGCGGAACGTCTGCGTCTTCTCATCCCACTCGCGCATGTACGCCCGCAAGTGTTCAACGCCCTCGTAAGTCGCGTCTTCATCGAAATAGCACTTCGGCAGGATGAGCCTGGCCGCCTCGATGCCGTCTTGCAGGCTCAATTCGGTCGTGATCTGCGGGCGAATGCCGTTGGTCAGGAATTGCTCAATGATCGACTTGCCCGTTTGCAGGCTCTTGGCCTTGGCATCGTGCGGCAGGAAGACGGTTCCGACTCTGTACGGGCGCGTCTTAATCCAGTCGATGTAGTGCTGAATCGGCTGGCCGTCGGCTTCGTAGAAATCCACGATTCGGTAGCCATCCGGCGTTTCCTGCCAGCCCCACCAACTGCAGGAGTCCGTGTAACCCAAGTCTGCGGCGAGATTGACCGGGAATGCTCCGTCAATCGGGTGTTTTGCAACCCGTCCTTCGTCATACGCCTGCCCAATCAGCTTGGCGTAGTACGCGCCAGGTATTGCCGCATCAAAACTGATCTCATATTCCGTTGCATACGCTTCGGGCGTCATCTGCGCTTGCGCGTCACGCAGTTCTTCGGCGTCCAATATTCCTGTTTTTGACGCGGGGAGCTCTAGCAGCAGGTGCGTGTCTGGATTTAGACGCGCCTCTTCGCGTATCTGCCAAAAGAAATTTTTGCCTGCAGGCGTTCCGGCAAAGATTGCCCAGCCTTTTCTGTCGCTGAGTGCCGGTCTGAGTACGCTGTACCACGCGCTCGGGCGTATTTGGCCTGTTTCGTCCAAAACTACGCCGTCAAAATACATACCACGCAGGGCGTCGGGGTTATCTGCGCCCGCTACATAGATTCGGCTGATGTCCTTGTGGCCGTTTTGAATATCTATGCGTAGTTCCGACTCGTTTGGCGGGCTGGCTTGGAAGTCTTTGGTCAACTCTTTCAGATACTGCCAGGCGACTCGCTTGGCCTGTTCTCTGAATGGCGCGAGGTATGCAAACTGCGGTCTTGGCAGGTTTGTTTCTAACGCGCCGATCACCAAGTCAGCGCACATCGCCACCGTCTTTCCAGCGCGTCGGTGCGCGACCACCGTAGTCCAGCGCTTCTGCCGGTTGTGCAGGGGCAGGAAGACGTCTCGGGGTTGATATTCCTGCAGTTTCATTTGCTCAGCCTGGCTATCTCACGCTCGATGTACCACTTGGCTTTTTGCAGGTCTTGCAGCGGGTCGCTGTGTTTTAAGTTGGCGCGCCAGATGTACTTCACCGCGTTGCCCAAGCAGAAGTTCATGTGCTCGGTTACTTGGATGGCTTCGATGCCACTGGGGTGGCTTCGGTAGTGTGGTGGGTTGATGGGGTCTTGCATGTTGTGGTTTTCGCAAAATGCTTTTTTTGGAATGCTAGAGATTCGGGGAGGGACCCGGTTCTTGCCACCCCCCCCTCCGCGTTTTCAGGGGGGTAGGGGGTCGCATCCCTCCGCCAATGCCACGCCAAGGCCCCTATTAGCCCACAGGCTCGCTTGAATCAGGCAGAGAAGGGCTAGGTAGCCTGACGTCCTCAGCGTGGCTCACAGAGGCTTCTACGCTCTGCGCCTGATCCGTCGCATTGTTAGTCCAGTGACTCTGCGGGGAATGCTCAATGCTGACAACAGGTTGCGCGTCGATCACTTCGGCGTGTGCCATTTTTGTGCCGATCTGACGCCCCGCCAACCAGTTCAGGTTGATCGAGATGCCGCCCTCGACGCTCTGCTGCACCTGAATCGGAATGACCTTGCCGACAAGGCCCGCGAATATCTGGCGGTCCTGTATGCCGCCCTGGGCGCGGTCTATGAGCCAGCCCGCTAGGCCCTTCGGGTGACAGTCGCGGGCGGCTATCTCGACGGCTTCCTTCAGCGAGCGCGTGAGGCGGTTCTGTACGCCCTTCGGCCTGCCCACTGGCAGCTCCCTGCCGTCAGGCGTGCGCATCACCCTCTTTAGCCCCTCATTTTTGGAGCTTGCAGCATGTTGCGTTGTTTGCATGACACAAAGACTAGCACAACGTCAAAAAAGTAGGGTTTGTCCCTATCCCATCATCGTGCGATTCCCGCACAATACACCTCATCGCAACACGCAACCCGGAGCAGCAACATGACTCAACGACAAATCAACATCCAGTGGCGTAACGCAGCACGCGAAGCCATGCGCCTTGGCTACAGCTGGACGCCTATCAACCTGTAATCAACCCGGCGAGCCTACGGGCTCGCTACCAACGGAGCCCACCATGATCTTCACGCCCGCTCAAACCAAAGTCATCTTCAACGCCATCACCGAGACGGAGGCCAGCAACAACGGCTGGTCTTTCATTGCCTCGCATGACTGGCTGCACGCTGCCCTGCAGGCCGCTGGATACACCGTCATCCGCAGCACAGACTACAGCGGACGCCCCGCGTTCAAGGCTTACACCCGCGCTGCTCAGTCCGCCCTTCGCGGCCAGCCTTACGCCGTCAGCAACTACGCCACCGTGCAACAGCTCCACGCTGAGCCCGACTACGAAGCGGCCATCCTTGCCCGCCAAGAAGCCGCCACGATGGATTTCTGATCCCCAACCACCAACCACGCAACGGAGCCAACCATGCAAACCACGCAAACCATCCGCTTCATGAAGCACTACGTCACCAACGGCACGCACAAGGCACGCGTGCATTACAGCGCATTCCGCATGACCACCACGGGCCAAGACTGCGTGACGCTGTACGCCAAGGATTACAGCGACGATCTGTGCAAGGTCTTTGGTGCTGGCGCTTACGAGAACAACACCGACATCATGACCGACTATTTCGAGAAAGGCCGCGTGCGCATCCTGCCGGACTCGCCGCTGTACTCTGCAGCGTACGCCCGCGCTACCGGAGCCTGACATGCGCAACACCACCACTTGGCGCGATGTCGCCTTCTCCCTCGCCTACGGCCTAGCCCTGGCCCTACTGCTGGCCGCGTTCATCTGACCAACGCGCCAGCAACAGCCAACCCCCCCGCCCGCCCCGTGCGGGCTTTTTCATGCCTGCGCGGCCTCAGGCTTAAACGATGCAAGCGAAGACCTGAACGCATGCATGTCGTTTCTGTCGCGCTTAAGCCGGTGCTCTTCGCAATGCCTCGTAGCAAACGTGCCCGACTCACCATGCCAAGTTACGGCTGCAGGCGTCTTAATCGTAAAAGGTTTGCCGCATTGCTTGCAGTCCGCCTGCCACACGCCAAGCGTGGTTGGTGTGCCATCACTGCGCGTGTGCGGCTCTTCGCCAACACGCACCCACCTAAACCCATCCTTCGATGTCGTTTCCATGCTTTGCTCCTTCAAACTCAAAATGTCCCGGCATCAGGCGGGACATCCGGGACACTCCTAAGGTCGTGTCCCGTCTGTCCCCCCATTCTGCTATGCCCACGGGACAAATGTCCCGGCAATGTCTTTCAAAATGTCCCGGCAAATGTCCCGGCAACATTATGCCGTGCCGAGCCTGCGCACCATGCCATCGGTCCCCAAGGCCGCCAAAGCCTTACCCGACAGGCTCGCATAGGCGCGTTGGATGGCCTTCTTGGCGGCTTCTTGGCTGTACTCCTTGCCGGACTCCTTGCACTCTTTGGCTACCGCGTCATAGAACATGTGCCGAAGATCACGCTCCACGATGTAGCCACCAGCAGCGTCTAACAGGCCCAGCAGCGTCTTCTCGTGACCAGCTAACTTGACGGCCACAT